TCACCCGTTTATTATCCGGGCGGTTTTCGGGTTTTCCGCCGCGTAAACCTTCTTCAGCCAGGCAAGCTGCTCGTCGGTGAGGCCGTAGAGCTGCGCATACCCGGAAAAGTCGCCGGCAGCCGCCAGCATTTTGGCTTTTGCCAGGGCTTTTTCCTCGGAATGCTGGCTGAGAGCGTTCTGCTGATCCTCTTTCCGCAAAGCGAGAGTTGCCTGAGCGTGAGAAGCGGAGACAAGGCTGTTGTCGGCGCGGACGGCCTCGTTATAGAGCGCCTGGGCCTTCGCGCCGTCGTTTTCGGCGGCGGCCTGAGCGATGGCGCTGCCGTAAGCCGCCGCGAGCTTCTGCCGCTGGGCCCCGAGATCCGAAACGGCCTGCGCCTGTTTCTGATCGAGGGAGGACAGGTTTGCCGCGAGCGTATTTCCGTAGGCGAGCGCCGCCTGGCCGCCCGCGCCGGAGTTCAGGCCCGTCCCCGCGGCGCGCGCGTTGAAGCCCGCCTGGGCGAGCGCCGAAGCCGCCGCCGCGCCGTTGCGGGCCGTACTGTACGCTTCGGGCAGCTCTGCCGCCTTGGCGTCAAGCTCCGCCATGTTCCGGTCATACGCCGATTTCAGCGCCGCGAGCTTCGACTCCCGCTGTGCCGCGTAGAGCTGGGCGATCGCATCGCTCCGGGACTCCGCGCTCCGCGGGGAGCCCGTGCCGGAAGCGTCCGGGGAAAGATGCTGCCCCCCGTCCGCGCCGCCGCTGTAGTTCTCCTTCGCGCGTTCCGCCTCCGCCGCCGCGTGGGCCGCGGCCATTCCTGCCGTATTTCCCTCCGCCTGATACTGCGCGTATAATTTCTGATACTGTTTAATCGCGTCGTAATTTGCCGCCATGGGCTTTCCTCCTTCAAAATCCGAAAGGGCCGCGCAGCACGGGCTGCGCGGCCTTTCGCTTCTCATTTCCGCGCTGAGCCGCTCACAGCTTTGCGGGGTCGGTCGGGTTGTTGACGATGCCGAGCGCCACAAGCAGCGTCCCGACCGCGTTGAGGACGGCGTTGTAGGTGTTCGCGTCAAAGCCGAGCTTTGCCGGCAGGCCGAGCGCGCTGAAGACGACCCACAGCGCCCCCGCCACGGAGGCCCAAAGCGTCCAGCTCCTCCAGCGGGACTGCGCCGCCGGCGCGGCGTTTTCCGCGGTGTTTACGGATGTCTCATTCATCTGTTTTTCCTCCCTGCTTGTAAAGGCCCATGCGGTCGTTGATGACGAGCACACGGAGCATGTCCTCGGAGAGCGCGAGGCCCGAATCGTTTCCCCTGAGCGCGCCCGCCGCGGCGAGCTTCGAAACGGCCTCCCTGCCCCAGTCGGGGACCTCGTCTATCGTGTTGTATCGCGTCATGCTTTTCTCCTCACTTTCCGAATTGTTGTCTGCCGCGCCGAAATCCCCGCAGCAGACGTCGCGGTCGACGCTGCCGGAAATCCCGTCGCAGTCCGTTTTGCCCCACTGCCACAGCAGGCAGTCCCTCGGGGGCTGCGCCAAGTCGGGGCGCGCCGGCCACTCCGCGAGCCAGAGGCCGGCGCGCCCGGGCGGGGACGGGCCGAAATAACGCGCGAGAAAGTCGGCGTTCGCGTAGAGGAGCGCGCGGCGGCCGGCCTTCTCCACCGCGGCGCAGAAGGCCTCCGCGATGGCCGAGGCGAGCTCCGCCGTCACCGTAACGCCCCGGCGCATCGCGTAACGCACGGAGTCGTACTCAAAATCGAAGGCGACGGGGTAGGCGGGCGGATACGGCGCCGCCGCCGCGAGGCAGTCCCCGGCCTCCGCCGCCGCCATATCGGGGCTGAGCGCATATGAGAACCAGTAGACGCCGAAGGGGATGCCGAGCCGCGCGCACTCGGAGGCGTTGCGCGAAAAACAGGTGTCGAGGTTCCCCTGTCCGTATCCGGCGCGCAGCATGGCGAAAGCGATCTGCGGCTTTACCTTCTCCCAGTCGATGACGCCCTGGAACTGCGAGACGTCAATGCCTCCGAGAAAGCCCTTCACTTTCCGGCCTTCGGCCCCTTTCTCCTCTGCCGCCGTGGAAATCCCGAGTGCCCGCTCTGAAAAGACCATGCCGCTTTCCCCCCTGTTCAATGAATTTGTCCGCCTCATTTCTCCGTTGACTCCATTTTGTAAAGCCGTTTCTCGTGGTCGGATATTTTGCCGTCATGCTCCGAGAGCTTGTCCCAGAGCCTCCCGTGCGCCTCGGCGTTCTTGCCCGCGAGCGTGTCGAGGCTTTTGCCGAGGCTGTCGACGATTGCCGTAAGGCGCGTGATCACGGTGTTGAGCGTGATGAGCGGCCTCACCACGGCGAGGAGGAAGCCCCCGAGCGCGATGACGACGGTGACCACGGTCCATTCCGTCATGCCGCCGCCCCGCGCGCGAGCGCCCCGATCGTGTCGGCCTGCGCCTGGGTGAGGTAGCCCTTCGCCACGCACCTGGCAAGGTTTTCCGCCGCGTAGCGGCCCAGCAGCCACTGGTTCTTGATAAACTCGTACATATTCACACCCCCATGAGCGCGGTGATCGCCGCCTCCGCCGCGGCCATCCTGTCCTCAAGCGCCGGCGGGGCGGTGAGGGCGGGATTCGCCGCCTTCCACCTTTCGAACGCCGCGCTGTCCGCCGTAAAGGACATGACGCGGCCGTCCGCGAACGCCATCGAGACAAAGCCCCCCGCCGCGTAAAACGCCGCCAGGTCGAGCGTGTCGGGGATGACCGCGTAACCTCCGGGCGGGAGAGCCCCGTCCCAGCTCTGCGGGGGCGGGTAGGCTCCCGATGGATTTGCGCTGACCGAAATGATCCGCATTCTCGCGCCTCCTTAAAAGATGGCCGTATAATTGTATACGTCGCCCTGTGTATTCATCTGCGCCGCCGCGGACGCGCTGTGATACCACGAAACCGTGTTCGCGCTTTGCGACAGAGCGGTATTTGTGCCGCAGTTCACGCTGGAAGCGCCGATATCATAGAGATACCGGCTGTTGCCGACAAGCAGGATCGCCGAATAATAGCCGGCGCTTGTGTCGGTGATGAACAGCAGGCGCGGCACGCCGCCGAAGGTCAGGCTGCACGGACTGCCGCTGCCGAAGGTCCCCGTTCCGGTGTAGCTCCCGACGGCGAGCGAAGCCTTGCCGCCGAGAGCGGTAAAAATGCCCCCGCTTCTGACGGGGTTAGAACTCCCGCTCACCGGCGCCAAATCAAAGGTCAGCGGGGCCTGATAGTCCTCTCCCGCCGCGGCCTGCCCGACGTAAGCCCCGTCGCCCTTCAGAAGGCCGGCGAACGCCGTCGCCGTCGCGGCGCCGACCTGATTCGGCCCCGCGGCTCCCGTCTCTCCCCGGTCGCCCTTTGCGCCCTGCGGCCCGGCCGCGCCCGTCTCCCCGGTATCCCCTTTCGCGCCCTGAATCCCCTGAATGCCCTGCGCGCCGGGAGCTCCCTTGAGCCCGTCCGCGCCGTTATAGACGGAAAACGTATAGGCCGAATCGTCCTGATAGGTGATCGTGTAGCTGTCGCTCGTCCCTGCCGCGCCTGTTCCCGTCTTCGTTATTGCCTTTATGTAGCCGCCGTTCAGCTCGGGGATGAGCGTGGCGTTGAGATAGGCTTTTATGTCAATGGCCCCCTGATCGAAAAGCGCCCGGAGCTTTGCCGAAGTCATGCCCCTGTCGTCGGGCGGGTAATCGTCGAGCTTGGAGATATACGCCACATCGCTTGTTAACTGTGTTATCGCCATTTCTTCACCTCACCGCATTTGTGTATCGCACGCGGATATCCGCGCCGGTCACGGTCGCCGTTGTGTTGTTTGAGTCGCTTGAAAAGATAAGCTTGTAAAACGTGAACTTCTTCACCCTGAGCTTCAGCCTGTGCATCTGCGGCTTGTCGTTGACGTTGAAGCTCAGACGGGAGAAGTCGAGATCGAAGAAGCTGAAAAACCCGCCGGTCACGCCTCCGGAGAAGTCCGACAAAACGCGCGCATCCGGGTAATCCGTCTGCCTGTCGGTCTGCACCGTCACCCGGACGAAGCCCGAGGATTCGGGCTTAATCCCCACCCACAGGCAGGGCGAGTATTTCTTCAGCCAGTCCGCGCCGAAGGACAGGCTGCCCGACTCCCAGTAGGCAACGAGGTTCGCCCCGTTGTCGTTCCTGTAATCGCGCGAGACGCCGCGCACGTTCCCGTCCCCGTCCCCGAAATACAGCGCGCCGTCCAGGTTCGCGAAGCACAGCGGCGTGAATCCCGTGTAGAGATACCACACGTCGGCGCCGTAGCTGTAGACGAGATTGTTCCCGCCCTCGCAGAGCCAGTATTCTCCGTTCACGATATCGTCGAAGCAGACCGCATGCGGCAGGGACATGGCCGAGAGCGTCTGATAGACCCTGTCGCTCACCTTTTTGGCGAGCCTCTCGTCCTTCGCGTAGAAAGAGCTCATGCGCCACGCGTAGACACCGCCCTCAAAGAGCGTGAACGGGTCGTTTTTGACGAGCCGCACCTGACCCGGCGCGGCGTTTCCGATCTCGCGGCTGAGCGGGGTCGTGCAGAAGCCCGCCGTGACTCTCCCGTCCGCGAGCGTCAGAGTTCCGTAGCTTGTCACGTAGGCCCCGTCGGCCTTGAAGGCCAGCAGCTTGTCGAAGTGCTTTATCATCGCGGTTATGGGCGTGTTCGCGCTGTCCACGGTCATTTCGTTGAGGTCCGGGAAGTAGTCGGCGCGCGGGGCTCCGTCCGTGTCCAGCCCGGAATAGAGCGCCTTGTTCGTCCCGTCGCCGTAGAGGAAAACGCGCGTGTCCGTCTCGCCGTTGAAGGTCTCCGAAAAGCGCATGGCCGTCACCTGGGCGCGGAAGTTTGCCGGGCAGGTATAGCCGATCTCGACCGTGTCCGTGCCGAGCGCGGGCGTGACCGTCTCCGTCACCGTGTAAGCCCCCGAAGCGACCGAAGCCGAGGTCAGCGTCACGGTGCCTTTCGCGAGGCTGTAGAGATAGTCCGTCCCCGCCGTCAGCGTGTAGGTCGTGCCGCCGGAGACGTAGGCGACGGAGCCGATATTGACGTTTTTGTTCGTCAGCGCAAAAACCTTGCTTATTCCGTCTCCGGTAAAGGTCTCGGTGCGCGGGGCGGCCACGAAGGTCACCCTGCCCAGCAGAGCGTCCGCGCCGTAATCGGTCCCGGGCGTGTAGCTCACGCCGCTGACGGTGTTTTTGACATAATCGATGGAGGACAGTCCCGTCTCCGAAAGCTGGAACACGAAGGCCGCGCCGCCGGGCGAAAACCGGACTCTTCGCGCTCCGCAGAGCTTGTTCACCGGCTCGAGCGCCGTGCCTCCGCCCGTCGCGGGCGAGGCCTCGGTGATGACGAGCGGCCGGTATCCCTCGACGTTTGAGAGCGCGGTTCCGTCCCATACCCGGTAATTTTCGCCGTCGAGGAGATACAGCTTTTCCCCGAATCCGAACATGTGGACGCGGCCCTTCTCCGTGCAGACCGTGCCGACAGAGGTTTTCGTCCACACGCCCGCGCTTTCGGACAAACGCAGAAGAGCTCCGTTGCAGGCGGCAATGAGATATTCGTTTCCTCCGACATAGCCGCTCCACAATCCGCAGACGGCGGTTTCGGAGGCTCCGGCCTCGGCCGTAACGGCGAAGAATTTCCAGCGGTACGTATCGTCGGCAAGGGCTGAAATCAGCTTCCCGTAAAATTTGTAGTGGTTGAAGGGGGCGCTCGGATAAATGGCGATCTCCCGGCGGGTGTAGTCGTAGCAGCTGCCGGTATGGATCCCGTCAAGCGCGGGGCAGTACTGATATGTCCCGGACGGCAGCTCCGACCTCTGGGAGGCGCCGCATGCGGAAACGCTTCCGGATGTGACCGTCAGGGAATCGTAGAGCGTGAGCTTCCGGCCGTCATCATCGTAATCGCCGATATTTCCCTCCCAGATCAGCGATTCCGTGTCCGCAATCGAGACGGCGCCCCCCGTCACGTGCGTGCCGCCCGAAGCCGCCGTGTATTCGCAGCTTCCGAGCTTGTAAAAAAGTCCGGAGTTCGTGTCCTGCCAGTAATAACCGGCGAATTCCGGGATGTTCGCGAAATTCACGCTTACGGGTTCTCCGGACAGAGACAGAATTCCCGTATCGCTGACGCTGACGGACGGATAAGCGGTGAAGGAGGCCGCGGGGGCGTTCAGTTCGGTTTTAACGGTTGTCGCGGAGGAAGAGGCCATAACCGAATACGCGCCGAGAAGCCCCGCGACCGTCTTTGTGCCGGGGCGAAGCTGCAGCGAGTAATCGTCGGTGATTTTGAAGTTCTGCATCGCCGCCGCCTCGCCGTATTTGAGGTTCGCGTCCCCGTCCGGCGACTGGTTCAGCCCGAGGAAGCGCCGGATCGGAAACACCTTTTCGTTAGGGGCTGCCTGTATCGTCGCCATTTCTCACCACCTCGCATACGCGTCATAGCCGCGGGAGCCGTAGACGTTGCCGATCGCCTCGAATTCCGCCGGGGCGGTCGAAAGGCCCGCCTTGAGCTCCTCATAGCGCTGCTGACAGAACGCGGCTGCCGCCGGGTTGTCGTTGATGAGCAGCGCCGCGGCGAGGCCGTAGGGCATGACGGTGCGGCAAACCGTGTCGTCGATTCCGATGCGGTCCGAAAGCGCCGCAAGCGCCGTGAAAACCGGCCTTGTCCCCGGGGCCGATACCGCGTAGGCGTCCGAGAGGGGAAAGAGCTCCCCGCCGAGCGCGTTCAGTATCCGCAGAACCCTGTCCGAGTAGTCGGAGGCGTTTCCCGCCTCGTCCATATGCGCCAGCGCGAGATCGAGGACCTCCTGCGCCGTAGTCGTCGCAGACATAAGTAATCCCTCCTTTGTGTTGGAAGGGGAGAGGGGCTTTCCTCTCCCCTTACGAAAAATCAGGCCAGGGTGTACGCCGTGACGGGGCTGTTTACGAGTCCGGCGGCGGAGGCGTAGGCCCTGACGCACTTGCCGGAGCCGGGAGCGGCGAAGGCCGCCGTATACAGGGAGGCGGTGGCGGAGCTCTTCGGGTTCGACCCGTCGACGGTGTACTTGATGGCCGCGCCTGAGGAGGCGGAGGCGAGGGTCACGCTGCCGCCGCTGACCGTGACGTCCGGGGCGGCGGCCATGCCGTCCTTCGCGTGGACATAGATTCCGTTCAGCTTGCTGTCGAGCACGAAGCTGTCGTAGATCACGCGGCCCTCGAGGATGTCCGCGTCGTAGCCCTTCGGGGCCTTCTGCACGCGCAGAGTCTTGAGCGTGATGGGGTCCACCGTCGCGCCCCGGTACTTGATGAGGAAGTTGATCCCGTCGGGGAAGTAGCCGTCGGGAATGCGGACGACGGGCATGCCGTCGAGCCAGCCGACCCTGCCGTTTTTGACGGCCTGCTCGCCGAGGGTGTCGATCCCGACGATCTCGGAGGCGAGCTTGCAGGCGATGTAGACGCTCTCCTTGACGAAGAGCACGCGGTTTGTGAGCGGGACGAGCGCGTTCGAGAGCGCGGCCGAGCCGTTCATGATGGCCTCGATGACGGTGGTTTTGGAGAGCGCCGACGCGCAGACCGCGCCGAGCCCCGCGCCGTCCATCCACCTGCCGAGACGGTAGCGATCGATGAGCGGGATCATTGTCTCGTCCCAGATGTGCTTGAGCACGGTCTGCGCGCGCTTGACGTTGTACTGCTCGCCCGCGTTGCCGTAGTCGATGGCGCGGGAGAAGCCCTTGTCCTTCGTGAGCACCATGGTCTGCACCGCGTCGCCGATCTCGGTCGTGGTGCCGAAGCGGTCGGAGGAGGCCGTGCGGTCGTAGTCCGTCAGCTCGGTGCCCTCGAGGGAGTAGACGTTAATCGTGTTCACGCCGGCGAAGTCGTAGTCGCTGCCAACGTAGTCGTTTGTCCTCGAAGAGAGCGAGAACCTCTCGTCGAGTTTGTTGCTGTATTTGGATGCCAGATTGATCGTTGCCATACTTTCCTTTCCTTTCTTGAGCGGATTGATGTTCCGCCGCGCGGGCGGGCGGCAAAAGCCCTAGTCCTTATACCACAGCTCGTCCTCTTTGTCCCCGAGGGCGCCCCGGCCCGCTCCGGCGCGGCTTCCGGTCGTGCGTTCCCGGTTCTCAAGGGCCTTTTTCCCGGCCTCGAGCGCCGCCTTCAGCTCCGCGTTTTCGTGCTTCATATAGGCCTGCACGAGAGAGGAGGAGCCCTTCGCGTAGTCCTCCCAGACCTCTTTCGCGATAGCCTCGGGCTTCACGTCGCCGTAAGCGGAGACGAATTCGAGAAAGTCGCGATTCCGCTTTTCCCCGGCCCGCCTCGCGGCAGACTCGGGGGAGAGGAAGTCTCCGAGGGCCTGCCGCTCCCGTTCCAGAGTGATCCTCTCGAGCACCGTGCCGCGGTCTATGCCCTCGGCCGCGGCGATCGCGTCCGCGCGCACGCTGTCGACGAGCGCCTCGGCGTCCCTGAAGCCCGCGCGCTGCGAAACCGTGTCGAGGGCGGAGAGCCTTCGCCGTCCCTCCGCGCTCTCGTCGTATTTCTGCCTTATCCTGTCGTAGTCGAGGCCCTTCTGGGCGAGCGCCACGACCTCCTCCCTCGACACGGTTTTCACGTCGTCCAGATGCTTCAGAGTGAACAGGTCCGTCCCCTCCGCGCCCTCCGGGGCGCTTTCCTCCATGCCGGCTCCGTCCGCGGGCAGGCCTTGCCGGTCCGCTCCGCCGCCCCCGGACGCGGCCTCCGCGCCGCCCGCGCTTTCCCCCTCGTCCAAAATTTCCTCGCCCCTCGGGTCGAGATCGCTCCAGTCGTCGGGGCCGCCGGGCGCCGCGCCCGCCTTTGTCAGTTCGTCCATTTTTTTCTCCTTTCGCCTTTGGTCGGGCAAAATTATTATTGTGTCATTCCGCCGTGTTTTTACGGAGCGCCGCTTTCCGCAGGGCTTCGATCCCCGCGGCGGCGGGGAAGAGCTCAGGCTGCGCCGGGCCGGACGGGGAAGAGCGCGTGGGGAGAGCCTTCTCCGTCTCCTGCCGCGTGAGCTTGTCGATGAGCTCCTGTTTTCTCGCAATGTAGCCGTCGGGCACCCGCTCGAGGTAGTCCACAAGGTCGATCTTCCCCTGGCGCAGCAGGTTGTCGAGCGTCTGCATCGACGCGATCTCGCTCCAGTAGCTCGAGGCCCCGACGTCCAGCCTGAGCGCCATCGGCATTCCCGCGAGCGAAGAGAAGTCGAAGCCGCCCTCCCCGCCGAGCGCCACCCTTCTCACCCCGTAGCAGGCCGTCATGAACTCGAGGTAGATATTCCCGAGCTCCTCGACGCTCTGGTAGAGGTTCAGCCGCGTCATCTCCGAGGGGACGGCCGAGGCCCGCTGCAGCGCGAGGATCGCGGAGGTGTTGTCGGGGCGCGCCTCGCCGAGCGCCGCGTCCGTGCCGCCGAGAAAGGTCTGGGTGTAGTCGATCGTGCTTGCGATGAACTGTGCGATCTGCGGTGAGACCTGCGCGGGCTCGATGATGCGGGCCACGCTGTTCATGTCCCCGCCGTTGACCCCGATGGCCACGCCCGCCTGGTTCGTCCACTTGGAGACCCGCGTCTTGTCGTAGACGACCTTAGGGAAGGCGGACTGCATGATGGAAAGCTGCACCATCGCGTAGGTTTTGTTGACGAAGATCTGGTTCGGAATCAGCCCTGTTATCATCGCCTGACCGTGGTAGCAGTCGGGGATATAATCCCAGTTCATCCACGTTATCGGGTACGATTTGATACCCAAATCCCACGGAGCACGCAGAATAGTGCCTTTAATTGCCTCGCATGCCCAAATATGCCCCGTTTTTGTGTCCCGGGTAAGCCGGAGCAGGACGGTCACCCTTCCGTCCTCCGTCCTGCCGGGGACGGTGCGGAAATCGGTGTCGGGCGCGATGCGCTCCGCGTCCGGGATGCCTCGCGCCCTCGCCTTTGTCCGGACCTCGTCCAGCATTTCGCGGCTTTCGAGGAGAATGTAGGGCTGCCGCTGTACCCGCCTCTCGTTCGGGTTCCCGAAAAAGACCCGCGTGTTGTCGAGGATCTCGGTGACTAAAGCCCCCTTCGCGGCCTGCCCGCTCTCGGCGTCCGGGTCCCAGTAGGTGTAGGTGCAGCCGTCGCCGTCCACGGCGGCGTTGCGCATGAATTCGCGCAGGAGCGCGCCTATTTTGTTGCGCTCGAACAGGGCGTCAAACTCGCGGGAGACGATCTGCGCAACGCGCTCCGTCCGGCTCTGGTCGGCGTCGCGAGAGAGGGGGGAGGCCTGCAGCGCGATGTTGTCCGAGAGGATCGTCGCGACCTGAAAGAGAACGACGCGCTTCAGAAAATTGAAAACCGGCGTCGGCAGGCCGTTCGACTGCACGCCCTCCCACTGCTTTCCGATAAAGAAGTTCTCGTTCGCCGCCACCGTGTCGTCGAGATTGATTGCGGCATTGAAGCCTCTGCCCCGGTCGTATTCCGCGAAGATGCTCTCCGCGCTCGGCTCAGAGCGTCTTGTTTCGTCCATAGCCCACCTCGTAATTCAGAATGTTTGAGAAACCGTCGAAAAAATCCTTTTCGCGCTTTCGCTCCTCCGCGACCGCCTCGGCCTCCTCCTCGAGGGAGCCGACCCTGTCCGTGAGCTCGGTCAGGCTCTCGGAGAACGCGAAGAAATTCCCGTCGTGCTCCTCGACGGCCTTTTCCGTTTCCGCAAGCCGGAACAGAATTTTCGCGCAGCGCCTTCTGCTGATGAACATGTTCTTCTTCCTTTCCTGAAATCAATGATTTTTCAGCGTCCGCCGCCCTGCGGGCGGCGTTTACGTCCCCCCGATGTAGCCCGCGCCGGCCTCGCCTCCGGTCATGAAGCTGCCGTAATCGGCGTCCCCGTCCCCGCCGAACGCGGCGCCGCGCGGCGCTTCCGTCCCACCCTCGGGCGGCAGCACGCGGCTGACCGCGAAATACCGCAGGGCATCCACCGTGTGCGTGACGTCGTGCGGCTCCTTCGCGCAGTCGTTGGGGTTTGCGTCGTCCGCCTGAATCGCCTGCATGTCCCCGATGAGGTGCCGGCAGTTCCGAAAGACCAGGAGCCCCGGCCTGCCGTCCGGCATATCCGCGAGCATCTGCTTGAGAAGCATATGCCCCTGGACGCGGCTGTTGCTGCTCCTCGCGATCGGCACGCCGCAGAGCAGGAAACTCTCGGCCATCGTTTTGCCGTCGGTCTTCTGCCTGGCCCAGATGTCGGGCGGCGCGAAGGTGATCTCGATGCGCTCGTCCGCGCCGGTGTTGGCGAGAAGCGCGCGCGCGGCCTCCGGCACGATCAGCCCGGGGGCGCAGAACTCGCGGTAGACGAAGCAGTGCCCCGAGGGGGCCACGGCGGTCCAGTAACACGCGAACATGTCAAGCCCGTAGTCGAAGGAGCGGTAGCGCCGCCAGCTCCCGGGAATCGGAAAAGGCGCGAGGACGTGCCGCGCTTCGGAAAATTCGTCGAAGTAGGCCCCCGACAGCGCGTTCCAGTCGCCGTAGCGGTGCGCCGCGCGGAGCCGCTCCGGCAGGGAGGAGAGCATCTGCACATAGGCGGGGGAGGACGCCATGAGCGGCTTGTTGTCCTCGAGCCGCGCGAAGATGAAGCGGTAGTCCTCGGGGTTCTCGTCCTCCTCGGGATTCGCGGCGTTCGTCCGGAAATCGCGGTCGATGAAGAGCCGCTTCACCCATCTGTGGCCGATTCCGCCCGGATTCATCGTGAGGTAAAAGCGCTTCGGCGCGGGGCCGACTCCGCGCAGGCAGCCGCCGAGAATGCGGAACTGCTGCTCCGTGAACTGCGTTGCCTCGTCCATGAAGATCCAGTCGTACTCCTGCCCCTGGTATTCCAGCTCCGAGTCCTCGCCGTTGTAGTGCCCGAAGCGGATGGTCGAGCCGTTCAGAAAACGCATCATGTGTATCGAGGCGGCGTATTCCGCGAGCTCCGGCGGCACGAGCTTCCGCATCGGCTCAATATGGTTTTCCAGAAGCTCGGGATAGGTGCGCCTGACGATGAGTATCCTTATTCCCGGATATTCGAGCGCGCCCCAAACGGCCCGGATCCTCACGGCGTGCGTCTTGCCGCCGCCCCTCGCGCCGCCGTAGCCCGTATACAGCGCGGTCGAGCGGTAAAACTCCGCCTGCTTGGGATTGGCCTCTCCCGCGTCAAAGCGGACGACGTTCGCGCCCTCCGGAACCTCGTACACAGCCGCGGGCTTTTTTGTGCGTGCGATTGTCTCACCCCCAAACAAAAAGAGCCGAAGCGCGCACCCGCAGTCGGGAACGCTCTTTCGGCTCAAAGGCTCTTATTCCTTTTTCTTCCCCCGAAGGGGAGGCTTTGCCGCCCTTGGGCGGCAGGCAGCGTTCCCCGCCCGCGGGCCGGGTTTTAAGGCTCCCGCCCGCGCGTATCCAGGATGACCTCGTCCCCGCACCTCGAGCACCAGAGCCTGACGCCCCTGGCGCTGCCGTTCTTCTCAAGCCGGCACAGCTTCGTCGCGTGCACCGGACAGCGCACCCAGCCGTCCTTCCCGATCACCGCACCGCGCATCTTGCCCTCCGCCGCATCCGCATCGTAGTTATGTAAACCATCCTCAGCCCTGCTTCGGGGGCGGCGCGTCCATGCCGCGCAGCGTGAACTCAATTTTGAGCGACTCGCCGCCCGGGAGCGCGGGTTTGTCCGCGTAGCCGCCGTAGCGCGGCTGTTTAAGCGAAAAAACGGCCATCGTGTCGGAGCGCTGCAAAAGACGGTTCACCAGCGCGTCCTGCACGAGCTGCATCGCCTCGCTCATTTCGGGGCTGAAAAGGGCGTCGCCCTCCTTCGCGCGGAGCAGCCCGAGGAGAAAGGCGGAGGAGCGGCCGAGGTAGCCCGCGAAGCCCTCCCAGGTCGGTTTCCAGCCGGACGCATCGCAGCTCCCGAGATAGTCGGAAAACCTCTCCAGAAGCACCTTCGGCCCGATTGCGTCCCTGCGTTTCGCCATAGCTGACCCCTCCTTATCCGGAAAAATTTTACTCTCCGCATACAGTCTAGCACAATCGGCGCGCGGGTCAAGGCTTTGGCGCCACTTGACTCCTTTGTACCCGAGTTGACCCGTTTCCGCCTTGTTATCGCCGCAAAGAGCGCAAAAAAATCCCGCCGGAAGCGATTTTCCGGCGGGATTGACGCGCTTTTCCG